AATGAGCGCTATTTTGCCGATCTGATGCGTTTGGAACAAGAGGTGAAGGGTTTAAGACTATACGCACTGCAAAAGCTCCATATCGACGTTTACGGGGCTTAGAAACGGGGGCTGTCTATGAAAAAGCAGAAGAGAAAACGAAAAGGTTATTTGCTGTTTCGAGTGGAGGATGACCAGAAAGTTTGGTTGTATGAGGAATTGCGGAAATATGAGCTAGACGCACGGTTGAGAAATGGTTGGAAGCTGGTGATGTGATGGGCAAGATGTTGAGGAAGATCGAACGAGGCAGGGAAACGATTGCTTTCCTTGCCCGTCAAAACGAAAAAGTGGCGGAACAAGTCATGCAAGCGTGGAATAACGGATTTAATGCCGGAGCAAAGTGTCAAAATGAGTTAGACACAAAACTCATGCTGGAATGGCTTGGGAAGATTGAGGAAATCCCGGGAATCGGTGAAAAGACAGCATGGAAAATTCGTGAACATTTTCTTGATTTTATGAAGGAAAAGAGGGAACGAAATGAATCTGCCTTGGAACAAAACAATACCGCGGCAGATGACGACAGATGATTTTTCAGAAGAAGGGGTCAAGTGTCCATATTGCGGTGAATACAAACAGTTCTTAGTCAGCATTGTTCTTGCAGAAGGGATGGACTATATCTGTGAAGAGTGTAGGAAGCATGAAACATTAGCGGATTTATCAATAGCGAGCGAGAAGACCCATTCCTTTAGGGATGGGATGAAAGCGAGCTATAAAAAGAAAAGAGAGGTTACTCCCTCTCTGATTCATATTTTTCTATAACTAGTCTCATTCCTTCTTCAATTAGTTTTCCATATTTCATGTTTTTTTCGACTGCTAATAATTTGATTTTCTTTAATAATTCTGCATCTACAGTTGTATGTAATTCTGCACGATTTTCTTTGAGTCGTGCCATTTTCATCACCTCCTATTTCATATTATCATGTCGTTGACGACATTTCAAGTACATGCTATAATGTCGTTAGAGACATAAAAAGGAGGTGAATGTAAATGCATAAGGCGTTTAAATTTCGAATCTATCCTACAAAAGAGCAAGCTGAATTAATCAATAAGACATTTGGTTGTAGTCGATTCGTGTTCAACTATTTTCTCGCCAAATGGAATGAGACATACGAACAAACAGGAAAAGGATTGAGTTATAATGTTTGCGCAAAACAATTAACTCAATTGAAAAAGGAGCTTTCATGGTTGAAAGAAGTGGATGCTACTGCATTGCAAAATTCATTAAAACATTTAGATAATGCATTCAAGCGATTCTTTGAAAAGCAGAATAATAAACCAAAATTCAAAAGTAAAAGAAATCCTGTGCAATCTTACACCAGTCAATGTAATTATTCGAGTAGTAGACCAAGTATTGAAGTTATTGATAATAAAATTAAATTACCAAAGTTAGGATGGGTGAAATTTGCAAAATCTAGAGAAGTAGAAGGTAAAATTCTTTCCGTTACAATTCGTCGTAATCCAACAGGAAAATATTTTGTATCCATTCTTTGTGAAACTGAAATTAATTCTTTGCCTGCGTCAGAAAAAGCAATCGGCATTGATCTTGGATTAAAAGACTTTGTAATTCTTTCTACGGGAGAAAAGATTAGTGCTCCGAAATATTTTAGAAAATATGAAAAACAATTAGTTAAATGGCAACGCATTCTTTCTCGTCGCAAATATGGTGGTAGCAATTGGAATAAAGCACGCTTAAAAGTTGCAAAAATCCATGAAAAGATTGTAAATGCAAGACGTGATTTTCTACATAAACTGTCCACCAAACTGATTCACGAAAACCAAGTGATCTGTTTGGAGGACTTGCAGGTAGAAAATATGATGAAAAATCATCATTTAGCAAAATCTATCACAGATGCGTCTTGGTCTGAATTTGTTTCTATGTTAGAGTACAAAGCTAATTGGTATGGTAGAACTGTTGTAAAAATAGGTAAAACATTTCCTTCTTCTCAACTTTGTTCTGAATGTGGATACCGGAATAAAGAAGTAAAAAAATTAAATCTACGTGAATGGATATGTCCAAATTGCAAAACATATCATGACCGAGATGTAAATGCAGCAGTAAATATTTTGCGAGAAGGTATGAGACTTTTCACCGTCGGGCAGACGGGGTGAGCTTGGTCAATATCCTGTCAATGGACAGGAGTTCCCAAGAATCCCCTGACTTTAGTCGTGGGGAGTGTCAATTAGGCCGCCTTCGCAAAAGGAATTTGCGAAAAGAATCAAATCGATACTGGAGGTGATGAAATGAACGAAAAAAAGCGCCTAGAGAAAATCAAAAACATCAAAAATTTTCCCATGTATTATCAAGATAAATTAGGTGGTCACAGAATTCGTTATTTCGTTGATGAACTCGACTTAAATTGGTTGATTCAGCAAGCAGAAAAAGCCGAACAACTACAAGAACGTGTTGAAGAACTAGAGATGAAATACGAAAATACAGGCGCAATTTTCAATCGTCAGTACATGCAGGAGAAAATTGAACAACAACAGCAGGAAATTGAACGATTGAAAAGTTTAGTTATGTACGCAGAAGAAAAAGGATTGTTAAAAAAGAAAACTTGTTCCTATTGCAATTCTATCTATTGGGCAAAACATGGCAATTCTAAATACTGTCCGAATTGCGATAGAAGAACTGTTTGGAGCAGAAAAAAAGCCCAACAAGCATTGGAGGGAACCGAATGATCTACATTCTGCGCCACCCGAAAACACACATGGAGATACAAACAAAACGAAAATGGAAAGTGAGACAGTACCAGCTGCGTGGATACAGGCTCGTGAATCAATATGACCCGACAAAAGTGGATAAGTGCAAGGGGTGAGAGGATGAGCAAAGCAGCTAAACTCGCTGAACTGTACAAAGGAGTGACAAGAGTGGATGTAAATCGTAAATGTGATTTATGTGATAAAGAAGCACACGAGATTATAAAACGAGGATTAGATTTTTATAGTCGGTGCGAAGAACATAGCAAAGATAACATTTGGCGAATGAGATGGAAAAACAATAGAACGGTTTTATTGGAACACGGGATGTTTGCAGTAAAAGGATTTTACGAATGCCCTGTTTGTTGGAAGAAATACAAAACTGAAAAACCATTTAAAAAACACTTACAAACTCATTCGAAAGAAGAGTTTGAGAAGTGGGTGAATAAATGAAAATCATCAACTATTGCTGGTCGTGCCGAAAAGAACATGATTTATCGAACGTGCGATTTATCGGAGCAATCAAAGATGTGAAGTGCGACTGCGGCGGTTATGTGATTAGTCCATCGGGAAAAGGATTGTTTCGTATCGTGAAGGAAGAAGGTGAGTAAATGACCAAATATGATCCGGAAGAAACGAAGAATTGCAAGGCATAAGGTCTGGACATAAAAAAAAGACCGGACTTCTCCCGGCCAAGAGTAATAAAAGGCGGTGAATACAACGGTTCCTTAACGACATTATAACACGGGAGTGGTCCGGTTGGTAAAGTATAAACAATTGTCCTTTCTTCGCGATGTTGACGGCGAGAAAACAAAAGAAGCAGTCGAGGCAGCGCTTGAAAAATACCGGATATACATGTTGACCGTGCCAGACGAGTATCTCCCGCGCGTGACGCAAACGTACTCTCTCGTGCCGCCAAGCAACACGAATGCTTTTCATTCATCTACAGAAAGCGCGGCAATCAAAAAAGCAGACTTCGAACGAGAACGCGACGAGTACATGGAGAGAATACGCCGCGCGGTGAATCGACTGAACAAAATGGAGCGGGAATTGATTATTAAGCGATATATGACACTGGAAGAGCCATATGATTACGAGGTATACAATGAAATGGGAATGAGCGAGCGCAAGTATTATCGAATCAAATCACGTGCCTTTTATAAGCTCGCTTTTGCTCTCAAAATAGAAGTTTATAAAAAAGAAAAAAGTGAGGTAACTTCATCATGAATTTTGTTCAGCCGATTCTTGTTTCAGAGAAGATTGAGGAGTGATGTTAGTCTAAAAAAGTGGAAATAGAGACGCTACAATAAAACTAATTAACATTTAGGGAGTGTCTAATGTGGGAAAAAGTTTTGATAAATAATTTAAACTTTATACTGTCAAACTAGTGAAATACCATCTCCGAAACAACTCAGCAACTAGATGATTTCGATATTTAAAAACGGCTATGTCCAATTAGTAGTCAATGAGATTGAGAACTAGTTAAATGGTATCGAATGATTGGAACTTATAACGAGGTAGAAAAGAAAGAAATCGAAAGGTTTCTTCCTTTTTTAGAAACCAATTATTTTTGATAGAAGTCGTAAGAAATTCTTGGGTCTGAGTATAACTAAGGCAGTTAATTAAAAGAATGTAATATAAAATATATTTTTCGAAAATTTACTATTGAAAGTTTATTTTTAATAATTTATAATGAAATTGTAAAAAATAAGAAATGGAGGATAGGAAATGAAGAAAATGAAGTTTTTGAAATTCGGACTTGCCACAGCCTTGTCCGCTTCTTTGATTTCTTTTTCTTCAGGAGGAGTTTTTGCAGAAGAGAATAAAGACAGTGTTTCAAAATTATGGGAAAATGCCATCCATTATAGCAATGAAGCAAACTTGAGAGCAGTAGTAGAAAACGGAAAAGTGACGGCTCAAGGATCAATTTCTATATCCACAGTAGGGACAGGCTCCACGTATATTTATGTTTCAGAATCTTCGGCATCTTCGTCGATAAAAGGAATTACTCCAAATGCGTATCCTGTTAGTGAAGTGAAGGCTGTTGGAAAAACGACGAGTAAAGTTACTCTTTCATCTCATGGAGTAACTACGACGTTAATGCTTAATGGAAACTCTCTAGGTACTAAGCAAGATACTGGGTTAGGAAAAACTACTGATACAGCAACAGTTTCTCATTATCCAGGAAGTGTTCCTTCTGGATGGGAATATCGAGCTACTTCTCATCACACATTATCAACTTCTACTAATACTTATATGGCTGATACAGGAGATAGTATAAGATTTTAATAAAAACTAAAAGCTCAAAATGCTGAGGCATTTTGAGCTTTTTCATCAAGGTGAAAACGGAAGGTGGAAAATGATAAAATGGGTCGAAAAAAAAGCTATTTGATTATAGCACTCATCATGCTTTCTGTATTGCTGTTTTCAGGATGCAATAATTTTTTAAAAAAAGAAAATGAAAAAGAAAATAGACAACCCTTACATACAAGTGATACTATCTCTTTCCATGAAAATGAACATTTTATTATACCAAATAATGCGCAGGAACAGCTTGGATTTATTCCTGATACCGCAACTTCATTTACAGTTGATTCGAAACTGAAAAAAAAGTGGATGATTGATAATGAATCGGTTGATATTGTTTCTTTAAAATCTGGAATGAAACAATTCACGTTCAACTTTATCATTGATAGTCTAAAAGATAGAGATCGTCACTTTCGTCTGTTTATTTTCCATAATCAAAAATTTATCAAATTTTCGATTAACAATAAAAAATATACGTATTATGATATTCACATGAAAGGAAACGGATCCTTAAAAATTCCGATTCGTGTCCAGGTATCAAATAATTATGATTTTAGTGAGTATTTGCCTATTTTAATTGATAAAGATCAAAAACAATTTTTTACGGAAAACATACCTGTAACGAAGGTATTAGTAAGTAAAAGAAATAAAAATGATTTCTCTGAAATATCATCACATATAAAATTGGATAATGTTCAAAAGATATTTAAGAAGGAAAACAGTAAAAGCAACGAGTTTGGTCTGCCATCTGTTGTTTTGTTAAATGATCGTTTCACTCCTTTAAAAGTAGAAGAGGTTAATAAAGCACGGTATGTTCGAATTGATCAAAGTCCGCACAAAATGGTGGAGGAGATCATGTTTTTTGATATGGA